ATTGGTTTATCATCCTTTCTTAAGACAGAAAGTCATCGTCATCATCTGTTGCGAAATCGGACTCGGCACTAACCTTGCCACCAAGAGGCTCGCCATCGCGCACCTTTTGCAGATTGTTCAGGCCACAGGCAATACCCTTGTTTCCGTTGGAATTGAAAGCGTAGAAGCTGATGCTGGCTCTGCCATATACTCCGGAGTACACCTCGGAGCGGGTCAAAATGGGATTACGGTCAGCGTCCACGATACCGGGAGCTGTAGCTGAATTGGCGTTGATGAAGTATGAATTGGCATAAGCGGGATCATCCGGGCGCTCGCTGTCGCCATCTCTGAGCGGGGTCTTGATTGCCGCCATCGGAGGCACAGACTTGCCGCTACCTTTGAGCTTGGATTCGCCATCATGGTAAGCGGCCTCAATAGCGGCCTTGATCTTAGCTACGGTCTTGGTGTCGGACTTCGGGATAATGAGCGAAACGGAGAATTTCGGAGTGCCGCCGTTGATGCTCTTGGCCTCCCAGACGTTTGCATAGCTCCAGCGGGTGTCGGGTCCAGTGATAACCTTCATTGGGTTGTTGGCTTTGTTGGTGTTGTTATTCATAATCGTTTTCCTCCATAAAATCATTTTTGGCTGTGTTCATGACCGGGCGTTTGTCGCTCTCCGGCACTAGCGTGGGTTTGCCTTGTGGCTTTTCAATGTAAGCCGCGATTAGTTCGTCAAAGCGGGATTTGCCAAGCAGCTTTTGCATGGCGGTGACACCGAGGACCTTGTGGTCATATGGGTCAAAGCCTGCATTGCTGACTGCATCAGCGACTTCTGTTTCATTAGTGTACCTGCGATTGGAGCGGCCTTCGACCAACTTCCAACCGTTCCATTCCTTGCCGCTGATAGCCTGCTGTAGGGCGTATTCCTTGATATCCGTGGCCCATGTAACAAGGTCATCAACTCGGGTGAGGATTTCTTCGACTTCCTCGTCCGTGAGTAGCGGCGGTAGCTTGAAGTCATAGCGGGCAATCTCCATGTTGGCATCGGCTCTGGCGCGGCAGTCGTGCTTTGCCTTGCAGAAACCGCACCATTCACCACAGAGAAAGTTACCATTACCTGCGAAGGCGAGATCGGCAGTAGGCTTGAGCACCTCGTCCGCCCAGCGGTATAGATCGTCTTTTGAGAGTTCGTAGGTGCTCACGTTATCTTGT